GGATAGTGCTATATTACCTATAAGTTTAGCTTTTATATTTCCATTTATACATGATGGTGCATATTATGCTCAAAGAAATGATCTAGATGTAAGATTTTATCCCAAAAGATTTAAAGATGATTCTTCTACCTCAACAGCATTTTTTGAGTTCTCCTACATGGAAAGAGTAGCTTTTGCTTTAGCAGGTTGTATATTCTTTGTAGGATATATCTTTTTAATTAATATTTAAATCTAGCAATTTTAAAGATTGCAACTTATACAATAATAACCCAAAAACCATTGTCATCTAAGATATCACTAAGGTTTTTAAAAAAATAGGTAGCAAAAGCTCCTATGATAGCATTCACTGCTATAAGCCAAACCAATTTCCAAGGTTTTGACCATAAATAAATTAAATAAGTTTTTATCATGATTTTAAATTTTTAATAAAATTAAGTTAATAAAATTGAATCAACAATAGTTTCTACAATTGTTAAGTTTTCATTATCAGGAGAATCAAGTAGATGTAATAATCCTTCATGTTTTTTAGCATCAATAAGATTCTCTCTTAACATGAAATCTATTTTACTACATAATAAACCACATCTTCTAAAATTTTTTGAAGATTCAATATATAAATCAGACTTCGTCATCTCCTTCTTTAAGAATTAGGAGCATTTTATCTCTTTCTTGAATAGAATCCAATCTTGGTTTATCAAGTTCAACAATACACTCACCTCCTAGTTCGAGGTCTGTCTCTACTTCATCAAGTAATTTGATTGTTTTAGCCAACTTATTAGCTAATGGTCGAGTGCTTTGTTGTTCAAGTAATCTTTTCTGAACATATTTTAAAGCCTCTTTTTCTTGTGCAAATTTTTTAAGATTTACTTTCATAATTAATAGTTTAAATAAACTAGAATAGAGGTCAGTTGCAGTGATTCACCGTGATAGCCAGAACTGCACTAACTACCAATAAGTTCAGCTACGCTAACTTATCATGTTGGCCGGTCAGCATTACCTGTCTCTTCATAGACATATTCTAGTTATGATTAAAAAAAGAAGCCAAGTGTGTGTTAAAGAAAACTGTCCTAGGAATAGACTAAAACTTTAACATTTTTCACACTTGGCTATATTTTTATAGATAGAACCAAAATAAGATTTATCAAATATTTCTTTATTTTTAGCTTGTATTTTTTGAGCTCTTTTTTTAGTTAAGGTGAACATGCTTTCTTTTTGTTTTCTATATTTTTTTAACATTTTATATTAACAATAAGAGTCGTCTATCCGGTAAATAATAATCAAGAGCTTCCATTACAGGTTCTTCATAATCAACTTCCATAACTCTTTCCTCTACATCACGAGCTGTTTTAGGTTGTTCAATATGAGCATGAGTTCTAAATATAGAACCACCTGTACCAGTAATACCAGATAACATAGTTCTACAAAGAGTAGTTTCATAAATAGCAACAGTACCTGCTTTAGTTTTATAACCTACATAAACAGGTTTATTTAACTGAATTGCTTCTGCTAATTCTCTTTTACAACCACTTGGTAAATACGTAGTATCAATATGCCAAGAATTATCTGAAGTAAGTAATAAAAATATTTCTGATTTTCTTAAATCTGAATTATTATACCTTGACTCTCTATCCCATACTTTCACATGAAATGTGCTATCAATATGAGCTACATAGTCAAGTACATTACCCCAGTTCATTTGAACCGGGGCACTGATATATACTGACTTATTCATTATTCAGAAACAGCTGAAGTTTCACCAAAATATTTATTAAATGATTCAGTCTTTGCTTTCAACTCAATATTTAATAAAGTTAATTCAAATTCAATTTGAATTAATTTCTTGAATCTTGCTTCACAATCTTCTTTGGTCATTTGAGAAACACCACGATTGATGTTAGTATCCAAAGTGAAGTTAGATAATTCAAAAATCTCATCTTCATACTTTTCTTTTTTTGCAACTAATGTATCAATCACATCTCTTTGGATGTTTCTTTTCATTGATGTTGCATAATTTTCAGCTCTTTCAGCTACCGTTTTGTTGGTTTTAAGTAATTCTAATGCTTTGTTCATTTTCTTTATTTTTTAAGGTTGGTTTTTAAGTTAATTTTTTAATCTTCATCTTTAAGAGTCATTACATTACATATATACTCGCCTATTTCAGCAATAGATGTAATGTTTTCTTCATCTCTCATTAAAAATATATTAGTTCTTTCTTGATAAATTTCATTACCATCAAATCCATATATAGTAACAGGATAAACCTCCTCTGTAGAAGAATAATCAATAACTACTAGTGATGCTGGAAAAAACTCATACGGTAATTCAATTTCTTGTATCATAATTTAAAAGTTAATAGATTTTGTTTGGTTAATGGCTGTTAATTTATAACGGTTTTTATTAAATTCTAATTTAGCACTGTGATCATCTGAGAAATCAACATCTATATAAAACTTACCAGTAATAGTAACATTCACTACTAAAAATTTTATGTCATGAGTTGCTGTTTCAAACTCAATAAGATATTTATGATCTTTCTCACACTTAGCTGTAAAGGAATTTTTTCCTATAGCTATTTTTTCTTTTACATATGTATTTTTTTCAGTATCTAATTTATAGATAACATATGTGATGTTTGTCTCATTTAAGAAACTACCTTTTAATTGAAGAAATTTAGGCTCCTTCTCTTTTCCTACAAGACTTGTTACTAATAGTACAAGGCTCATTAATAATATTTTTTTCATAATTTGTTGGTTTAAGTTGGTTTAGTTTAAATGTTTGGATTACTTTAATTAAATAACTGGAGTGGACCTCGTACTATATCACACTCTTTTATAAGGACAGTTATATTGAGTTTATTAGAAACGAGTCTTTAACAACTCTTTTGCAAAAGCAATAGATTCGTTGATACTAGCTAATGCTTCTTCAGCATCTAAGAAAGCTTCTTGAGCACCAATAACATTGTTATAGTAACCTTCTTGATTAGCTATTAACACTGATGGATAAATTGCTTTTTCTAAGTTTTCTTTTGCAGTATCTAATGCAATTTCTGCATTGATCTTAGAGCTTTCTAGAGCACTGATTTGACCATTGATAGAAGCTTTAGCTAATTTCTCATTACGAGCTGCTAAAATAGCATCTTTATCACCTGTGATAAATGCTAATACTCTTGCTGCAAATTTACTAATGTTCATGTTTTCTGAGTTGTTTTCTGTGTTTGACATGGTTTTTTGTTTTTGGGTTATTTATTTATGGTTATTAATTTACTTCTTTTAGTCTTTTGTCTGTTGACTATAACAGGTTCTTGGTGCTTTGTTAATGCTGATACATCAGACATCTTGGCTTTCTTTGGTAAATCTTCAATAGTTTTAACAGGTTTACTAACAAGGCTACATCTAAGAGTATCTTCACCGAGTCTGTAAACAATAGGTAAACCTACATAAGATACATATGAACCAGAATTTATATATAACTTTTCTTTAATTGTATATATGTCAGAACCATTATTACTAAAGTCTACAACAGAGCCAATAGGAAACATTTGGTTACAAAGATCACATATTTCTCTTAAAGATTTATCTTTGTAAGATTTATTACCGATTGCTTCTTGTCTTTCATTTTCAATAATAAAAGCTTCATATTCTTCTCTTGTTGCTGGTACAAATGAGCCATCAGTTAATCTGCCACATTGAATAAGAATTTGATTCCAGTTATTATTAAATTCTGACGGAGCAGGATTATCAGTGCATAAAACATGATTAAAATGATTGTTACCATAAGACACTACTCTTACATACTTTGGCATACCATTATTAATCTCATATTTAGATACAGTTTCTAAAGACTTTACATCATAAGGTTTACCAATCATCTCAAGACCATCTGTATTTTGCATCAAGGGTTGACAATCAGGAATAGATTCTGCTAATAGTTCAGATAACATCATCAATGATAATTGACCATTCATTGTAATCCTCATTGTGGTATCATCATCATAAACATAGCATTTTCCGATTATTAAATCTTTTGCTTGCATTTTTTTAATATTTAGGGTTAATAATTTGATAATTGAATGCACCTGGTACTATATGCATTATTTAACAGGACAATTATCTATTTAATGACTAGCATCTCTCACTGTCCTACAGAGTGTAGGTGATTTAGAGGTTCTTTCAGCTTACAGGTTCCATAAGTTCAGCTCGGCCAACTTACTCAGCAATCATTAAAGGGAAATGACAAAGTCCCTGATAAAAAGGTTGAATAGTCTAAAATAAAATCAATGATAAAGTCAAAGACCTTTCTCTGCGTTCAAAGGCAAAGGTAAAAGTTAAGTCTTGTTTTGCATACTCACAGAGCCATCCACCCATATGGGCTTCAACACGGATCTGTTTTTTATGAGGTGTGTCCAATTGTTCCCTATATGGTAACCTGTACACGGTTGGTAGCTTTTGTGAAAAGCCCCGGCAAAACTAGTTTAATTTTTTACAGAGAAAGCGGTTTGGAGCTCTCTAAGAGAGCAGTTTAATTTATCATTAGCAGTGATATAATTTTATATATTTTGAAGTAACCTTTTTACCAGGAGTAAAGAGTAAGAGAATCAGCTTATGCTTATCTCTTACTCACCCTTGAATATGTTAGGATTCAGCACCCAAGTCTTTTAAGAACTTGTCTATGGTTTTCTGAAAACGAGGATCTATTCCAATCCTTAATGCAGCAGTCTCTTGAACAGAAGCTTGTCTTGCTCCTTCAAATTGCTCAAACTCAACTTTCACAGTATCATTGAACTTTGCTAAAGCATCTGAATACTCCTGTCTTAACTTAGCGTTGATGACATTAGCTTCGGCCTGCTTAACAGCATTCTCTTTAGAGATACGAGCATTCTCTTCAGTAACTAAGTTCTTAACCTTAGCTTTGAAGTAATTTACTCTCATCTCATATGAACGGTGTAAAGTAGCCAATTCTTCATGAGTCTTTAATAGTTCATCAGCTGTATGGTGTACATCCACCTTTACAGGGGTCTTTCTTCCTAACTCTAATTCTATAAAGTCCAAGGCTTTTACATTATTTAATCCTCTTCGAAGATCATCTAATAAACCACCTTTATGAATGAACTGACCAACATGAGCCGCGTGAGCTTCTTGCTCAAGATATTCAGCAAACTCTGCTTGAGATAACATATCCCATGCCCACTCCTCACTAACTAAATCTGTAGGAGAAAACTCTACATAAGCAGGTTTCTCTGGAGTTGGTATTGAATGGGAGAACTGTCTTCTCTTAATCTCAAGCAATAAAGCATCCTTGGCCTTAATGTTAGTCATTAAGAATGCTTGAGCTGCATGCAACTCACCTTTCTCAATCAACATTTCTTTAACATTACCTGGAAGAGCTTTTGCTGCTTCTAAAGTGTAAGTGTCTCCGTTTGATTTAAAAGTTTTGCTTGCATTATTAACACCTGCTAAAGCATTAGTAATTTCCTGTGCTCTTTGATTACACAAGTTAGAGATACTTGCAGCTTGAGATAAGCTTAATCCTGATTTTTGTAAATTATGTCTCATAATATGGCTAAAGGGATAACCTATACTCCCCAGGTTTTAGTTTGTTTTATATTTTTAAATGAATTTCTTTTTATGTCCTCTGCATTCTATTAGGGATAGTCATGTTTACTTGCCGTAGTTTTATAACATAAACACAGTTGTACACTGTCCCTAATAGTCAACCCTTGGAAAGTTGAAATGATGCATTACATTTCTCCCCCCAATAAGAGGGGGAGAGTGAAGGTTTTTCATACCTACAACTGGTGCCAGCAGCTTACTGGCTTAGTTACTCTACTAACTAAAATGGAGTGATCAGCTCCTACTTCCGAGTAACTTTGAAGTGACTTTGAGCCAGGGATCCACAGGGCACCTGCTTAAAAGTTTACGGCCTGCTTTTGCTCAATAAAGCTGATGTGGGAATACTACTTGTACATCATGTGTAGCACCTCTATATTGGTAACAGACTATTAATGCTATTCTACGCTATACTGTAAGCCTCAGACATCACTTGTAGACCCCAGCTAGAATGTTTAGAGCATCCTCGTAACCTTCATAATGTTTCTTACTTTTAAAGGAGGTTTAGTACCCAATTCCCTACACTTTACAGTTTCCCATAAAGCTGATTCTAAAGGGGACATATCTTTCTTTAAAAGACTACTACTTTCATAAGTCATTATTACTAGTCCATTCAGCGGTAGCTTTACCCACATCATTATTTTAAATAAGACCCAGTCTAAGCTTTGTCAAGTTCTGCCAATTAAGGAATAGACACTGGGTGAGCTTTTTGTGCCTCGGAGTGGGCTCTATGATGGCTGTTGCTTTCATGTGAATAAGTAATAAATGAATAATGAGTAAATTATTAAGGGTACAATTATACACAATATTACACTTATTAACATATAGCTGATACCAAATCTTTCGAAATATTCTAAAAATCTTTGGGTTCTCCTAAAGAGAGTCTTACCAAATGTATTTCTATCAACAAACATTAATATCAAACTCACAACACCGGCAAAGCTTAATTGAATAATCGGTGTGCCAAATATTACATCTAACATTGTGCACCAGGAGAATGGTATAATAATAAACCAAACAATACAATTGATGGTCTCATATGATAATCCGGTTTCTCTACTGATAGACTCCAAGATGTTAACAGTCTTGTTGAAAATAAATCTGAACATAATTATTAAAGTTTAAAAGGTTAATAAATAAGGATTAGAGCTATCAATCCTGACTCACATGTTTCCAGGCTCGCTTATCAAAAGATAAAGCAACATGTTTATGGTTACGACTAGACTCACTATCATACCGACCTGTAACCGTGGTGATCACTATTCTTAAAGTCAGGTGTCTCTGACATTCCCTCTGCATTCAGTTGTAATAAATAGATACACTATTCTTGGTCCTAATTCAGGATATTACAACTGCCACCTTAAGGTAGATATGCAAAGGTTTTACTTGTACCTCTTTTAAGTTTCATGAATTCATTTACATAGGGTATGCTAAGATCTTTACATGCTTCTTTTAAAGAGTTATATATTTTTTGAGATTCAATATGTTGTGTTTTTCTATCTTGTTTAGCAGCTTGTCTTAATTTTTCTTTTGTTGCATCGGATAAAACTCTACCTAAACAATTTTTATTACCAAAACCAGCTCCTTCTCCACCATTAGAATGGTTACAAAGATTACAACCTTGCTCTTTATAATAAAGAATCCAGTATTTTTCACGTTTATTACATATAGAAACATCACATACTTCAATAACTTCCATAATAGGTTTAGAATCAAGAGTTCTGATCCAATTACTAATATGTCGAGTATTTGTTAAATCTCTAGCTGTTTCTAAATGTCTTTCAAGTCTTTTAGACAATTTAAGTGCTTGTCCTACATATCTAATTTCATTAGTTATAGGGTGTTTTAATACATATATATGTGTAGTCATAATATAAATATACAAAATATATTAATCAGCTCCAACTAAATTTATTTTAATAAAACACCACAACCACTCCCAACTATTACTAATTGGGAGCTGATTAATGTAGCTTTCCAACTAATATAAAGGAACGAATATCTCTATTCTACTGGCCTTACATTAGTATCTACAATTATTGTTATTAATCAGGTAGTTTTACATTTTGTAAGATAAAAGCCTTATAATAAAATGTCTGTACACTACGTGGTTGTGATGCATTAAAAATACTTTCTATGTAAAGTATTAAAGCAATTCACGCAAACTCCACACTCTCGTGCTTCTTAGTGGCGTGTTTACTGACAATATCCTTGATAGGACGGATAATAGTAATTTATATCCTTCAATTGTTTGATAATGAATAGTTATTTAAGGTTTTCTCTATTCCAGCAACCAGACTCTTTAATTTACAGCAGTGATATTGGTGACTATGAAACCCAATCGTTTTTACATTTCTGCATCTTGTTAATAGTATTAAGGATTATTTCTATATCAGTCATATTATTTAGTTTTAATTAGTTAAAATGTCCTGCCAAGTTTGTCCAACTACTTGCCTATACCTCTGTTTCCCAGAAATAGCCAGATTTGAACTGACGCTAGCATTTACTGCACAGGATTCTATCTTTAATATTGATAATCAATTAGTAACCCACAAACATTGATTTAATAAATTTTAATCTATACTACTTTGTTATTTAGTAATGAGCTAAATAATGTAGAAGTTCTGAATACATATTATAAGACCAACAGGTTTGTATACTGTATGGGCTTTTTATATTATAATGTTCAGCTTAAACTTTTGATATTATAGATATATTAATTTATTGAATCAATGATTTACAGTGGAATTACTAATTGATGTAATGTGTTGTATTGTAATACCTGATACTTGCACAGGTCCTTGTTACAATACAATAAGTATTAGATTCTATGAATAACCCATTATATCATCAGTGAATCATACGATTATATAGATATATTGTTGTAATTAGAATCTAATGTGTTATATGCTACTATTTTCATAATATTGAGGTTTTAGAGTTAATGAATAGGTTGATTTAATGCTATATTATATAATTGTAATTGTTATATTGATGATATTAGAGAATGGATGAATAGTAGTTGGGTGATACAGTGACTAGTAATCACTCACTAATCCTTACTAATTAGTTAAAATCAAACAGATATTCTAAATGTTTAGCAACACCTTATAGAAGGTTGTATTAAATGCTTACTGTTCTCACATATTAACATTGGTTATATGCTAGTTACTCTTCGTAATAACTTGTTAATACCAACCTAGTAACAGGTTGTTAGTTTAATGTATCAGGCTTTAACTGATTATCACCCATTTGTGGACAAATGATAAGCTTGAATTACACTTTGCGGTATTTCAGACAGCAAATTCTTATAATCCCATAGTATGACCACCTACAATCAATGTAGTAGTAATATTATTGGTATTAGGACATTGTACAATCTCATTGTACTTAATGTAATTAATTGTTTTCATGGTTTCTAATTGTTTATATTGTTTATAATTGATTGAATTAAATTGAATTGATTTTAACGCCTTTATGATGTGTGCATACTACGCTTACACGTAGTACACACTTATCATACATAGCTTACAGAGAGCCAATCTCTGCATACTTAGTTACGTTGCAAAGGAAATACCAAGACTCACCTGCTTCTTCATCATGCATGTTACGCACTTCAAGCTCAGCTTTAAGGTCTATACTGTCACTAACACTAGCAACAATATCACCTTTATCATCCTTAGCATAATTCTTCTTTGTACGCTCTGAACGTACAATGTTTAATACTTTAGTATTACACTTCTTTTTGAAGTCTGCAACACTTAACACTTCTGTAGTTACGATAGATTTAGACATAGGGTATAGTGAGAGGTGGATAATTACAACCTTTAGGTAGGGTGTACTTTCCTCTCAAAGACTAGGTAGGGTCTTGTTATAGGGGTGTATTGAATCTTAATACCTACAATATTTTTTACAAAAAATTTTTAAAATTGAAAAATAATACTTATCTTTGTATTATGAAGAATAATGATAGAACATGTTATACATGTAAGAAACAAAAGAATATAGATAGTTTTAGTAAGACTATTAAAGAAAAGACAGGATATTCATTTCAATGTAAATCTTGTAAAAAAGAAGAAAATATGCTTTATAGATATGGTATTACCATTGAACAGTATAATGATATGTTTGAAGAACAAAAAGGTTGTTGTGCTATATGTAACAATCATCAATCTAGTTTAAACAGATCTTTAGATATAGACCATTGTCATACTACAGGTAAAGTAAGGGGGTTATTGTGTAATAAATGTAATAGAGGTTTAGGTTATTTTAAAGATAATATAGAATCTGTTAAGAAATTATTAGAATATTTGAAGTAAAAATTTAACAAAAAGCTATATATTTTTAAAAAAGATTTGGTAGTTTAATAAAAATGTACTACCTTTGTACTATGAAAAATGAAATAATAATAAAATCTAAAACTAAAGGGGAATTTAAAGTACTTGTGGATAAGGAAGATTAGGTATGATCCTAAATATTATAAATCAGCTTTAAACATGTTAACAGATAATCATAAATCTGACAACAATGTAAAATATGAATGGAAACTTATGAATAACTATGAATATCATAAAAATAAATTAAATGAAGACAATGAGTAAGAATTTTAAAGACAGTGAAATTAGAGGTATTTTACCAGATGGTAGTATTTACCTAAAAGATGGTGTAACTAGAAAGAGATATAATGATTCAATACAACCTGATGATTTAGATTCACAAATTAACTATGAGTTATTAAACTTTGAAAAAGCAGAGAAGTATTACAAATACATTGAAGGAATGGAGGATTATGCAAGGGATTAAATTAAAACTAGTATTCTTATATTATGATTATCTACAATATAAGCGTACTAAACTAGGAACAAAGCTATTTAAACTTGATAAGAAGATACATAGCTTAGAAGTAAAGTATATGGGTATAGAACCTACTGTAGTAGATTGGAGTAACTTAGAAGAAATAAAACATGAAGAAACTGAAGATACAAATAGCAAAGTGGTTACTGAAGAAAATATGAAAATATATAAATAATTATTAGGAAATATCAAGTTTTTTGATTATATTAATATAGGCTTACACTAAATAAGTGTAAATCATCCCAGAGGAGTAAAACTAGTATGGGATTAGACGTTGGGTTGTAGTTGTTAAATAAACAATGAGATGTCCCCAATAGCCAGCAACAGACTCTAACATATGGGGAATTGAATAACTGGTTCAATAGGTAAGAAGTATCCTTCTGATTTAACAGAGCAAAGCAACCAGGTACTAGGAAACTAGTAGGGCTTAAAACTAATTCAAGGAAACATTTAGAGTTAATATCGGTTATAAGTGATTATAACTCAAGATAGTTCAGAATGAACTGGAAGGGGAATTTTCATGTTTAATTGAAAATAAGTTAAAATAAATTTGGAGAATTGAATAAAATAGTGTATATTAATATATACAGGTTTATTATAACTAATAGATTATATATAATTATATATTATACAACAAAAGGAAAATGGAATTTATAAAAGAGTTTAAAGTAACTAAAGATAGTGTCAGTAAGGTTATACTTACTATACTTAACTTTCAGTTAAAACTAAGTGATTTAGAAGTAGATATGTTATCAGTAATGTTATCACATAATATTACAAAGATTGATGCTGCTACTAGAGTATTATTAAGAGATAAGTTAGATAAGACTAAGTTTGATATTAATAACTATATTAAACGTCTAAAAGAAAAGAAACTTATAATAGTTAAAGAAGATAAGAGTTTACACATTAATCCTAATATTATAGAATTAATGAAGTTTAAAACAATTACATTTAAACTAAAAGACTAATGACAATAGATGATGTTATAGATCAGTTATTTGAAACTAATAACTTAGATAGAGTTGATATTGGTAGGATGGTTAAATCACAATTTAGAGTTGTTAGTAGTACTATTAGATCTAAAGGTGATAAAACATGTAATCTAATCTTTGTAGGTAAGTTTAAACCTACACCGTATAGAGTTAAACAATTAAAAGGTTTAGTATAATGAGTAAGTTTGAAGAGATAGTTAGTGGTTGGAAGAATCTCATTACAGATGAGTTTAAAGAAACTGCTGAGGAAAGAGCTAAGATATGTGCTGGTTGTCCTAAGAATATATTAAACGTGTGTAGTCTTTGCGGGTGCCCTTTAAGTGCTAAGACTAGATCACCTAATACTAAATGTCCACAAGATCTTTGGATTAAATAAAACAACTATGAGAAAGGAAATAGAAATTAATGGTGGAGATGTATTAAACACTAAAGGTAAGATAATTGCTAAAGATGTTTGCTACAAAAGAATATTTGAATTAGATAATATACTTATAGAACAGTACTTAAATCCTAAAGGGGTTATTGTAAAGAAATACTGTACTATTATAGAACAAGATAAATACTTTAAGGCTAATATACCTTATGATACTTTATCTGCTATGCTACGACCTTTAGAAGTTAAAGGATTTGCAGCTAAATCTATAAGTTATGAGAAAGCTAATTCAAAACCAAGAACTAGAAGATTGGGAGTTAAATCCTAATGAGCTAGAAACAACAAATGAAGAAACAGAATTAAGGGAAACTATTTATGGAAGGAAAGAGTTACGAAGAAAAATCTATTATAGAAAGGTATACACTAGACAAAGGGTTCAGTTTAACTGGAGCATTGCTAGAGTTAGATGCTAGAAATAAAGCATTAGCTAATAGAATAGAATTGCTTGAGAATACATTATTAGAGTATTTAGAGAAACCTAAATCTCCTATCATAACTAATGAAACCCCTAAGATAGAATTACTAAGGAAATAATGGCAAAGAAGGAAACAACATCTGCAAAAGAAAAGAATAAAACAGTATCTGAAGAATTACTTATATCTGTTAGAGGTTCATTATATAAACTAAAAGATTATTTAGACAATATAGACTTTAGTGATGAAGATGATAACTCAGATAAGAAAGCTGCTACTATGATTAGTATTATAGAGAAGCTAGGTAAGAGTTTTGAAACACTTGCTATATTAGAAAAGAAAGTACAATTAGAAGAAGATATTAAGGGTAAGGCTAGAGGTAATGTTAAAGTAGGTTTATTTGAAGATGGACATTAATCTAGAACCAAATCCATATATACCTTATGTAGAACGTTTTGAATGTTCTAGTGAGTTTAAATATCTTGCTAATATATTTAATGAAACAGGATTTTATACACATCTACAAGAAGGTACAGAAGCTTATATAAACTTTTGGAAGGATGTAAAAGAGAAATGTATTTATGGTTTTGTAAATTCTAAAGGTATTAGAATTACAGGACATCATTTCTTTTATTTAAATTTTTGTAGAATCTCTGGTTATGATAAAACTACAGGTAAGAAAACTGAAATATTTCCTAACTTTGTAGATTTAGATTATGAGTATTTCCATATGGTGGAATACTGTGAGAAGAATCAGAAATGTTTAATAGCTTTAAAAGGTAGACGTCAAGGTTGGTCTTATAAAGCAGCAGCTATATGTGCATGGGAGTTTACATTCTTCCCAGGATCAAGTTCAATTATAGGTACATTCCTATCATCATTTGGTCTAGAAACAATGCGTATGGCTATTGAGAATTTAAACTGGTTAAATGAGAATACTGAATTTAGAAAGCAACGTAACCCAGATTTAAAAGATAATATCATTGCTAGGTATCAATATGATGCAGGTGGTATTAAAGTGTGGAAAGGATATAAGAGCTCTGTAAGAGCAATTAGTTTTAAAGATAATCCAACAGCAGCTGTAGGTAAAAGTGCTAGTAAATTAATACTAGATGAGGCTGGTGTATTCCCCAACATTACAGATACTTATAGTTATACTGAACCACTTATTAAAGCAGGTTCTATATTCTCAGGAGTAGCAATTGTGTTTGGTAGTTCATCAGATATGGATACAGGTAGTAAATACTTCTATGAGATGTTTACTAACCCATCTAAATACAACATGCTTGAGTTTCAAGATGAAGAAAATCCTAAACTAAAAGTTGGATACTTCAGTTCTGCAGCTAAAGGTAGAGAAGGTTTCTGTATGAATAAAACATCTAAATGGTTTTTACAACCCATGGTAGATGAAGATGGTAACTCAAATCATGAAGCAGCTATAGATGATATTATACATCTAAGAGAATTAGCTAAAGGTGGTTTAGATTTTAAAGCACATCATGGTGTTATTACACAATTCCCATTAACATGGAGAGAAGGTTTCTTAAGAGATAAATCAGCTGTATTCTCATCTATTGAGATGTTAGATTGGTTAAGTAAATTAGAAACAACTCCAACACTAAGAGAAGATAAAAAGAAAATAGATTTATACTTTGATGAAGGTGGAAACATTAAAGCAAAGTTAAAACCAGATTACGAAGATATAATTAACTTTCCTTTAGGGAAGGATGAGAATAAGAATGGTTGTATAGTTACTTGGGTAGATCCTGTAGAGAATTCACCTTATGGTAGATACATAGCAGGATGTGACCCTTATGATCAAGATAAAGCAGATTCTACAGATTCACTAGGTTCATTCTTTGTATTTGATAGATTAGCTAATCAATTTGTAGCAGAGTTTACAGGTAGACCAGAAAGAGCTGATGATTTTTATGAGATATGTAGGAAACTATGTATTTACTATAATGCTAAATGTTTATATGAAAATCAACTTAAAGGTCTTAAGGGTTACTTTGAAATGAAGAATAGTTTACATTACTTATGTGAACAACCTCAGATTATCAAAGACATTGTAAAAGATTCTAGAGTATCTCGTGGATATGGTATCCATATGAACAGAGGTGCAGGTGGAGCTACAGGTATTAAGGATCAGTGTGAGATATACTTCAGACAATGGTTATATGATGAGAGAAGTAATGAAGATGGTGTAAGAACTATTAATTTACAAAGTGTTAGATCTATTCCAGCTCTAAAAGAACTTATTGCATATGATAGAGAAACTAATACAGATAGAGTTATTGCAATGATGTTATGTATATTACAATCAAAAGAAATGCATAAGTTGCATATAGAATCATCAACACCACAAACACTTTTAGATACAGAAGCATTCTGGTCTAAGAAGTTTTTTAAAAAGAATAATTTTAATCAAATAAAATAAATATAAATGTCAGGTTTACCTAAACAAAGAATACCATTATCTGAAAAAACTGAAGAGTGGAAAAAAGATACCATGACGTATTATGAGAGATTATCTTATACTACAGCTTCAGGAAATAGAACTACTAACTATAATAAGTTAGTTAACTATGATTTATATAATGGTAAATTCAATAAAGCAGATTTAGAATATGTTTGTAATCCACTAGGACTATCAGATAACGAATTTCCTGCTACTTTACAACATTATGATGTAATTAGTCCAGCAATCAATTTACTTATAGGAGAAGAGGTTAAAAGACCTGATAACTTCATTGTGGTTTCAGAATCACCTGAAGATATAAATAGAAAGAATGAAGCATTACTTGGTAAAGTAAATAGTTCATTAGAACAAATGTTGATGGCTGGTATAGATCCTAGTACAATAGATCCTGAAAATCCACCACCAACTCCTGAACAAATACTTAAATATGAAAAGTATACACCTTCTGATTTAGTAGAATCACAAGCTAATAAAATATTAAAATCTGTTAGACGTAAATTAAACACTAAAGAGATATTTAAGAAAGGTTGGAAAGATTCATTAATTGCTGGTGAAGAGATTTATTGGACAGGTATAGCTAACAATGAACCATCATTAAGACGTTGTAATCCATGTAACATTACAGTAGTATTAGACAATGATTCAGACTTTATAGATGATGCAACAGCAGTTATTGAAGTTAGAATGATGGCTCCAGCAACTATTATAGATGAGTTTGGAGATAAATTAAAACCTGCTGATGTAGAAAAGATTGAAGACTTTGTAAGAGCTGTAGCAAGTAATTATAGTAATTATCAAGGTGGTTCTCCTAACTTTGTATTAGATACTAATGCAGGTGTATTAGATGTAGGTGGTAACTTAGGTAACAATGCTAGAGGTTATAACCTTTATATGGTTAGAGTAGTTAGAGTAGAATGGAAAACATTTGCTAAAAGGTTTAAATTAACTTATACAGATGAAGATGATATTCCACAAGAACTAACTGTTGATGAAACATTTAAGTTAAGTGTATTTAAAAAAGCTTATCCAGATGCTAAGACTGAAGAGTATTGGATTACTGAAGCATGGGAAGGAATTAAGATTGGTACAGATTTATACATTGAAGCTAATGCTAAATTAAATCAACGTAGAAGATTAGATAATCCTTATGTATGTAAATTAGGTTATAGTGGTTTAATTTATAATGCTACTAATAGTGTTAGTGTATCTCTAATAGATAGATTAAAACCATATCAGTACTTATACAACATTATATCTTATAGATTAGAATTAGCATTTGCTAGTGATATGGGTAAAATAATGTTAATGGATTTAGCTCAAATACCTAGAAGTGAAGGTATGGATATTGAGAAGTGGATGTACTATTTAAGAGCTATGAAGATAGCATTTATTAATAGTTTTGAAGAAGGTAAAAAAGGACAAGCTACTGGTAAGTTCTCAAACTTTAATCAATTCCAATCTGTTGATATGAGTTTAGCTAATGTTATACAACAGTATATACAAACATTAGATTATATCAAATCACAAGTTGCATTCATTAGTGGTGTATCTCCACAACGTTTAGGTGCTATTGCAAGTAATGAACTTGTAGGTAATGTACAACGTTCTGTAGAACAATCAGCATTGATTACAGAGTATATGTTTGATTCTCATAATGAAGTTAAGCGTAGAGTGTATACAGCCCTTATAGAAGCAGCTAAGGTTGCTTATAGAGAAGGTTTAGTAACACAGTATGTGTTAGATGATATGGGTATTGAGATGCTTAAACTAGAAGAGTTTGAGTTAGAGAATAGTGAATTCAATACTTACTTATCTAATAGTAATAAAGATGCTGAGGTTATTGCAACATTAAAATCATTATCTCAAGTAGCTTTACAATCAGATAAAGCAGATTTAAGTACAATGATAGATACTATCATTAATGAGAATCCTAGAGATATAATGAGAATCTTAAAACGTTCTGAAGAAGAGAAATATGCTAGAGATGCTGATGCACAAAAACAACAATTAGCTGCACAACAACAAGATGCTATGTTGAATAAACAAATGCATGAAGAAGAATTAGCTGAAAGACAAAAAGATAGAGATGTTACTCAATATGTAGCTGATACTAATAATAGTACTAAGATTCAAATTGCTGAGATTAGTGCATTAGGTTTTGCAGAGGATAAAGATTCTGATATGAATGGTGTACCTGATGTTATGGAAGTTGCTGCACAATCTTTAAAAGAACGTGAAGCTTCTAGTAAAGCATTCTTAGAACATGGTAAATTAACTCATGAAAAGAATAGATTAGCTAGAGAACTTGATATTAAGGAAAGAGAAATGAAATCTAAAATGGATATTGAGAATAAAAAGTTACAAATGGTTAGAGAACAAAATGCTAATCAAGAGAAACTTGCTAATCAAAAAGCTGCTTTAGATAAAGAGATGATGAATAAGAAATTAGAAATAGAACGTATAAAGGCTAGGAAATCAAGTAGTAATAAAAAATAACTTAGTGCTATATACTAGTGTTCATCACTTTTAAAAATAGTTAAAAATAAATTTGCAAAGTATAATGAAATACATTATATTAATAGTATAACAAAGGAAATAAAAGGAAAAATGAGTAAAGAAAAGGAATTTAATCCATTCGCTGGATTTAACTTATTGGATGGTGGTTTAGGTGATACTAAACCAAATGATGATGAAGTTGAAGATGATGTGATTGCAGGAGATGATACAATCATTAAAGATGATATAGAAGATCTTGGAACAAGTGCAACAGATGCTGAAGCATTATTAGCTAAAGTTGCTGAGAAGCAAGCTAAAGCATCTAATAAAGCAAAAGGTATTGTGGAAGATGTAGTAGATGATATTACAGATGATACAGATGAATTAGAAGAACTAGGTGCAGGATTTAAGCCAGCATTATCTCATTTATCAGAAAAAGGTATTTTAGATTTTAATGATTCTGAAATAGAAGATTCTGAAGATGGTTTTGAAAAAGCCATATCTCAAACTGTTAATAACAAATTTGAGAAACTATTAAATGATAAATTAGGTGAAGATGGTTTAGCGTTATTAAATTTTGTAGAAAATGGCGGTAACCCTAAACACTTCATAGAAGCATATTATAATGATGCTACTTGGGCTGATTATGACATTACTGATAATGAAACAGCTCAAAAAATAGCAATTAGAGAATCTTTAAGATTAGCAGATGAAACACCTGAAGACATTGAAGACATTATTACTGAGTATACTGATAATGGAACTTTAGAGAAAAGAGCTAAATCAGCTTTAATTAAATTGCAAAAGTTTGAGGAAGTAAACAAACAACAATTAGTTGAAGCACAAAAAGCTCAAGCTGCTCAAGCTAAAGAAGCTGAAAAGAAATACTGGGATGAATTTAAATCTAACCTTTTAGCTAAGGAAGATATTAAAGGATTTAAACTAACTCCTAAAGTAAAAGAGAATCTGTTAGATTACATGACAGTACCTGATAAGAAAACAGGTAAAACTAAATACCAAAAAGCTGTAGAAGAAAATAATGATTCAGCTTATTTATTTGCATATTTATCAATGAATAACTTTGATATAACTAAGTTAGAAAAACAAGTTATGACAAAGACTGCAAGTAAGTTAAACAGTATCATGAAGAACTATCAACCTTCTAGTAAGGATAAGATTAGTTCAGGTAGAACAGAATATAATGAAGCAGGGGATAATCCTTTTGCTGGATTTAAGAAATTGGTATAATAAAATAGAATTTTTAACATTAAAAATATAAAAAACAAATGCAATTAGATTTACAAATAAGCCAAGGTAATTGGCATAAAGGGTTAACACAAGCATCACACTTGTCTAACTTCTTTTTAACAGAACCAGCTTTAGCATCTCAAGTAGTTACTAGAGTGTACAATAAAATGAATGGTTATAAGAATGCTTTATCATTCTTAACAACTGGTACTGGTCGTACTAAAGAATTAGATAATATTGTTTATCGTTGGCCTTTAATGGGTGACAGTGAAAAAGCTGTTCCTATTTCAATTAGTCAATCAACTTTTGGAGATGGTGGTTTTACACCAGGTATTAATTTTACTACTTTCCGTATTGGTTTACCTGAGAAATGGTTTGCAATTGGTGATGTATTAGTATTAGACGATGCACGTTACACAGTACGTGTAATGGAAGAGCCTTTCCAACAAGGAGTTGATTTTGTATATGTATTACAATTAGTAACTAAAGATCCTACTGCTTATGTACCACCAGCTTTGGTTGTTGTAGGTAAAGAATTATCTAAAGACTTTAATACTGTTGAACATGATCATTCACGTACTTCAGGAGAAACAACTTATGCTACACCATTTATGATGGAGAATTACATGAGTACTTTCCGTAAGATGTATGCTGTATCTGGTGCTGCTCAAGAGAAGGTTATGGTTATTAAGTTAATGGATCCTCAATCTAACAAAGTATCTGATACTTGGGTTAAATATGCAGAGTGGGAATTCTGGAGCCAATGGATGGATGAGATGGAAAAAGCTCTAATCTATGGTAAAGGAAATGTACGTGCTAATGGTACTACAGGAATGAAAGGTGCTTCAGGTAACACAGTTTACATGGGTGCTGGATTAGAAGAGCAAATTCATGGTGCTAACAAACGTTACTACACAACTTTAACTGAGCAAGTTATTCGTGATTTCATGGATGATTTATCATACAATGGTACAGAAGATGGACCACGTGAATATGTAGCTCTTTGTGGACGTCAGTTCATGAATCTATTTGATCAAGCTATGAAGAAATCAGCTTCTAACTTTATCTTAACTGACAGTAAATTCATTACAGGTTCAGGACAAGAATTAACTTTAGGTGCTCAATTCAAAACATACATTGGTTTAAATGGAGATAAAATTACATTAAAAGAATGTCCATTATATAACTCATTAGTACGTAACCGTGCTTTACATCCACAAACTGGTAAACCAGCAGAATCATACAAAGCTACTTTCTTGAACTTCAAGCAAAATGGTAATGGTGAATCTAATGTACAAAAAGTTTACCATAAAGGACGTGAGATGGCTTCTACATACATTGAGGGATTATCTTCTCCATTTGGTATGAAGAAAAATGGTACTTCAAGCTCACCAGTAGATGGATATGAATTCCACGTATTGTCTGAGTGTGGTATCATGTTAAAAGATCCTACAGATGCTGGACAATTAATACTCGATATCGATTCATTATCATAAAAAATAAAATGGGGGTGTAAAAAGCCCCCTTTATAAAACAAATTAAAGGAAACAATTTAAAGGAAAACAAAGGAATGGAATTTACAGGACCAAAGGAAGTAGTAATTAAAAGAGTACCACGTGCAGGTTATTTCGGTATAACAGCATATCCAAAATCAACAACAACATTAGGTTGTGAACTCGGTAAGAACGGTTTTAAAACTGGTTTAACACCTGAAGAAGAAAAGTATTATGAAGTAGAATTAGGTTTAAAACCTGGTGAACTTGGAAAACATAGTAAATGGTGGGGAGATGTTTTTAACATTGACTATTCTATTAGACTAAATAATACTAAAGAAACTAGAATGATTTTGGAAGATAAGATTAAGCAGGTAACATATAAAGTTTTACTTGCTTCTAGTAAAGTAGCAAATTCTGAAATTGATAAGAAAGACCCTTGGGTAGACTTTTATATTGTAGATGAAGAAGCTAAAGCTAGAGCAGAATCTGAAATATTTGATTATGAATGGGAAGCTATGGAGCTTTTACTTAAATTAACTCCAGAAGAGAAACGTAGTTCATTACGTTTATTTGGTAAAGCAGGTGTTGATTCACTAAGTGAAATGATGCTTAAATCAGAATTAAATAAGGAGATTAAAAAAGATCCTAAAGCATTCTGTACAACTTTAAAAGATAAACAGTTAAAAACTCGTATGTTAATTGAAGAATTGCTTGAGTATAGAATCATTAGTAAAAATGGTACATACTATAAACATGGTGAAGATTCAATTGGTGCTAGTACAGAAGAAGCATTGGAATACTTTGATAATTTAAAGAATCAATCAGTAGTATTAACAATGACAACTAGATTAAAAAAAGCTAAAAAAGATAAATAGACATGAGTATTTCGGAAGCCCATTTAGCGTTTAAATTTGGTTTAGACAAGATAGACTCTCTGAATTATCCTAACTTTTTACCAGAAGAAATAGATTTACTTTTAAATCAAGGTTATAAAAGATGGGTTAAACAAGTATATGGTTTAACTAATATTAAAAGACAGTCTTTTGAAGAAACTCAAAAACGTACAGAAGATTTAAAAAACTTAGTACAAGCTGTTAATTTAACACCATTAGCTTATAACCCCCTAAATATTGATTCTAACGCACGATTTGTTACTTTACCTACAGATCATTGGTTTATTATACAAGAACGTGCAGAAGTGTCTTATGTTGATTGTACGAATGTTTTAAAAACAGAGTTACTAGAAGTTAGACCAACACAACATGTTGAGTTTGATAAAGTAGTAAAAGATGCATTTAAAAAACCTGATACAACTAAGATACTAAGACTAATGGAAAATGGACAAGTAGAACTTGTTTCATCTACAGGAGTAACAATCAATACTTATAGATTGAGGTATTTAAAGCAACCAGTAACAGTTAGTTTAACTACAGGTGTAACATTTGAAACAAGTGAACATACACACCAAGAAATAGTAGATACAGCTATTGTTATAGCTTTAGAGAATATTGAAGCTAAAAGAAATAATACATTCACACCTATTATTGATAATAGAAAAGAATAATAACAAATTAAAACAAATTTAAATGGCAATAAAACAAGTAGATAAGTATTTCTTAGGAACTTTACTTACAAATCCTAAAGTATACTACACTAAAATCAAAGAAATTATTGATGCAATTAATGCTATTGATACAGATGGTTTAGATGTAGCATCAGGTTCACAAGTAGGTTCTAATACTCCAACAATTAATCAACCATCAGGTACAATTACTGTAGGTAGTGTAGCAACAGCTGGTTTAGGAACAAGAACTATTACATTAACTAATAGTTTCATTACAGCAAATTCTAAAGTATTTGTAAGTCTTGGAGATTATGGTGGAACAGGTATTCCTTTAGTATATCAAGTAACTCCAGCATCAGGTTCAGTAGCAATTGTAATTTACAATGCTCATGCATCAGTAGCTTTATCAGCGGCATTTGATTTAGATTTCCTTGTAGTAAACTAATTAATAAAACAATAAAATTAAATAAATAATAAAATTTAAAAACAAATTACAATGAGTAATAACACAAACAGAGTACAACAAATATTTATTTCAGATGGTACTGCTTTACCAGCTAACAATGCAGATACAACTTCTTTAACAGCAGGTAAAATTGGTATCTATGGACAAGATATGCTTGCTTTAAACCCAGCAGGTGGTGATACAATCACAACTCAACCATATATCTATATTATGGAATCTAAAACAGATTCTAATGGTGTAGGATATTTAAAACGTACTGGTCGTATTGATGGTGCTAACATCATCTCTTATACAGCTAAAAAATATGCAGCTGAAAAACGTTCAGTATGGTCTATTGGTCATAGCCGTTTAACTGGTGTTGGTACAATTGAAGTTAACAACGATACAGACTATAAATTTGCTATTCGTTTTAAAAACGACAAACAATTATATTCTGAGCGTCCAGAAGTATTAAGTGTATTATTTACATCTAGTTCTACTGCAACACAATTATCTATTGCTACACAAATTACATCAGCAATTAATAACTCTGCTTACAGAGGACAAATTAAAGCTGTAACTGTAGGTGATAGTACTGGTGTATATGGTTTAACTGGAGCAACTAATTATGGTGTTGAAATTTGGGGATTAGATGTTCCTTTGAACTTATCTACTACTTATACACATAATCAAGTATATTTCTCAGTATCTGTTTTAGATGCTAGTGGATTTGGTACTACTTCAACTTGTACAGAAATCCAAGCTATGGATCCAGGTAATGGTACTTATGCTCAAGTTTATCAAATGGAAAACTTTGATTTAGGAACTGAAGGTGTATTAAACCGTAGACAATGGCCTATCCCATCTTTTGATTATAGTGCAAGTTCTACTTATTTAAGTGGTACTACAGGTCTTACTGCTACTATTGTATTAAATAGTGATTTAGTAGTATTTTCTGGTGCTGTAGCTGGTATCTTATCAGCAGGAGATAAAGTAACTATTGATTCTGTAAATTATGAGATTAAGTATTTAACTTCAGCTACAGATGCTGTATTAACTACTCCTATCACAACTCCTTCTGGTGCTGGTAAAACTTCATTAGTAAGAGTAAAATATGATTTAATTAATATTGAATATAATGATGCTATTAACACTCCAACCGGAGTTGTTGCAATTGCTAACAAGTCTGTAGTAATTGCTGTACCAGCTATTGATAATGGCTTTGCATATAGTTCAAAATCAGCGGCTGAACAAGATGTTATTGACATCTTAGATGCATGGATGGCTACAACTCCTAGAGCTTTTGCAGCTATCACATCGTTGATCTAACAAGTCCTTTCTTTTGTTGTATTAGCCCCAGTTGCGTTTATAATGTGGCTGGGGTTAATTTTTTAAATCAATTAATAATAATTAAATGCTATAATTAAAATTTGATCTTTGTGTAGTTAATGCATGTACACAATTAAGATTTACAGAAACTACAGGAATCTATTCAACTGCTAATTTAGGTGGTTGGGGGGTACCTAATATACAAACATCTGACGCTGTTACAGCAACTTTAGCAATAACTCCCTATGGTTCTACAACAACCTATACAATAGATTTATTAGCTACTACATTATTCCCTACATATCAAACATCATTTACTTATGATATACCATTAGGCGATATTGGCAATCCTACAAGTATTGCTGATGGAGAATGGTTATTTACATATACTGTAACAGATGCTACAGATACATATACTAAAAGTATTTATAAGTATTTTTATTGTAATTCAGAATGTTGTGTAAAAAATATGTTACCAGATGTAGATACTTGTGATTGTTGTAAAGAAACAACAGATTATAAAAATTATATCCTTGCATGGACTCAGTTACAATCTCTTAAAAAAGCAGCTGCTTGTGGAGATGAAACTAACTTTACAGCTATTAAGAAAATAATTGATAAATTATGCTTAAATAGTGGGTGTAAAACTTGCAAATAACAAATAAAAACCTTATATTAATATATAGATATTATGTGCACAGACTGTAATGAAATAACAATACCTAATGGTGTAGATGGAGAAAATGCGTATACCGTATTAACATCTTCATATACCCAACCAGCAGTTAATACTAATGTAACAATTAGTGTTAGTAATACTGGACAATATAGTACTGGATGGTGTGCTATAGGACAATTAATCTATGTAGCTGTAGGTGGATATTATGAAGTAGTATCTAAAACAGCTACTACAATAACTATTAAATATACAGCATCTTATACTACTTATAACCAAAGTTTAACAGCAGCAGCTGGTACAGTACCTAATAGTGGTGTTGTATCTCCTGGTGGAATTGTAGGAGCAGCTGGAGCTCCTGGTGCCAATGGACAAAATGGTACTACAATATTAAACTCATATAATAGTACAACAGGTGTTACTACAGCTGCTGATTTATTAGAAACTACATTATTTACATATAATGTACCAGCTAATACTTTAAATACTAATGGTGATGAGTTAGAAATTTTTGCATATTATTCAGCAGTACCTAGTACAAATGCTGTAGTAAGATTTAAATTAGGTTCTAAAATATTTACAATTAATGAAGCTTTAAATGCTACGGTAATATATAAAATAAAAATAAGTAGGATAGGTGCTACTTCACAACTTTGGACTATTGAAAGAATTGCAAGTGGTGTATCTACAGCTATTGCTGTAATATCATCAACCGTTGATTTAACTACTATTTTAGCTTGTGAAATAACTGCACAAAATACTGTTGCTACAGCAGGACAAATAACTTTATATAAAGCTACACTTTATAAATATTCTATATAATGACATCTGAAAATTTAAATATAGTATTAACTAATAGCTTGTGTTGTATTTCAGCTCAGGCTGTTAAAGTTTCTAAACTATATTCTATAGGTGATAAATGTGCTGATTCTGAATTACAGAAGTTAAAACTAATGAATGATTGGTTTGAAGCTTTAAGATGTTATAATGCAAATGAAAGTATTAATTCTGAATTTGCATTAAAACTTTCTTATAATGCCTATACAGCAGTATCAAATGTATTAAGAAATTATACAGTTAATGTTAATGGTATTGAATCTACTTTACCTGGAGATGGTATTAAAACAATATTTCAAATATATTTAGAATTATTAGATATTGTATTACCTAGTAATATTCATTATACTGTTTTAGATCCAGATGGTATAGATCAAAGAGATGCTACAATATATATTACAGGATTATGTGATACTGAAAATATTACACTAACAACAACTTTAATATCTACTGGAGCAGTATTAAATACTATAGAATTTACTAAATATAAAAATGGTTTATGTACAGTTTTAAACTGTTTAACAGAAGCTGATTTTGAAATACTAGTAGCTAAATTAATGAAAGAATGTGACATTTGTGAATGTCAATTAAACCAATAAAATTAAAATAAAATGAGTTTAACAAGTGGTGATCAAAGTAAGTCATACTTACAAAAAATACTTCAAAAATTACAAGGACCAAATTGGTTACAAGTAGGATTAAATAGTTCTACTGAAGCTATTACTTCAACAAATGGAGCATTAGATGTTCATTTAGAAGCTGGTGAAGAGCATGTAGGAGCTGTAGGTGGAAATACAACAGTTGTTTCTAGTACACTTGTAATGAGTGCTGCTGGTGCATATGCTACTGGAGATTATATGGGTACAACAACTACTCCTCAATCATTTTCTGGAGCAGGAAGAGTTTCTGGTGGTACAGGTATTATTAAAAGTATTCTTATTTCAGATAAAATTCTTACAGCTAATGTAGCTATGGAATTATGGATTTTAGATAGAACTTTTACAGCACCAACAGATAATGCAGCATGGGATTTATCTGATGCTAATATGTTATTTGTACAAGCAGTAATTCCTATTAATACAACAGGATGGTATGCTAGTTCAGCAGGACAAGTTTATTCAGATACAACAATATCTATACCTTTTAAAATATCTACTGGTACAGGATTATTCTATGCTTTAGTAGCAAGAGGAGCAACTCCTTCATTTACATCAGCAGATTTAACTATTAGTTTAGGGATTCTTCAAGATTAAGATATGCCAAATCCAAATATAAATAGAAAGATTGTTACTAACAGTAATTTAGATATTAATTATACAAATGATTATACTGCACCTACATGGTCTTTAAATTCATTTAGTTTTGATGGTACAAATAATATATTTAGTGGAGATAGTACAACAAGTACTACTTTGAATAATGCTATTGTAGGAAGTAATAAACAATTTACATTATCATTATGGGCAAAAAGAGTTAGTATAGGAACTACTCAAATAATATTTTGTAGAGATAAATCATCAGCTACCTCTGTTAGACAAATTTTAGTTTTCTTTTCATCGAATAAATTAGTAGTTTCATTATATACAGATTCAAGTAATTTTATACAATATACTTCAACAGCTAGTTTTTCAGATACAAGACAATGGTATAATTTTTCTATTGTTTATGATGGTACTGTTGGAACTGTTACAAATAGAATAACTGTTTATACAAATGGAATTGCAGAACCTGGTGCAACTGCTCAAACAGGAACTTTTACTACAATAAATAATACTTCATCTCAATCTATAAATATTGGAGGTAGATCTGATGCAGCTAATTTTTCAACTACTAAAATAAATCAAGTAGCTTTATTTAATACTAATTTAAGTGCTACTAATGTAGCTTTACTTTACAATAATAGAGTGCCATTTGATATAAGAACAAACAGTACTTTAAATGCTAATTTAACTATGTTTTTAAGTGCTGATACATCAAGTGTATTTAGTACTAACTGGACATGGACTGATTTAGTTGGAGGTGGTATATTTACTTCTACTAACATGGTTGTAGGTGATTTAGTAGCAGATGCTCCAGCACTTAAACAAATTAGTGTAATTGTATTATTTGGACAATCTAATGCTGTTGGTAGAGTACCAATGGCTCAACTTGAAAGTAAATATATAGGTGCATTAACATGGCTTAAAATATGGGATAATGTTACAAATTCCTTTGTAAATATTAATTCTACAACAAATAATAATCAGTTAAATGATCCTTCAAATGAATATGGAATAGAGTACTATCTTGGTAATAAATTAAATCAATATTCAAGAAAAACTCAATATATTTTTAAATATGCAGTTGGTGGTACAGCTTTAACACCTTTAGAAACTCCTAGTTGGTGTGTTCCTACCCCAGGTGTTCAACCAAGTGGTGGTACAATGTGGCAAGCAGTTCATACTACTGAAATCCCTGATATGCAAGATTGGGAATTGAATAATGGATTTACAATTACTAAATTAAGATTTGTTTGGATTCAAGGGGAAAAAGATTCACAAATATTAGGTGAGGCTACAACTTATGAAACAAACTGGACTAATTTCTTAGCTTCTATTAGTAATGGTAGATTTAAAACTTTATTTTATATTACACCTCAAGTTTATGATTGCTTATTATCAGTTAATCAGACACATGTTGATTATTTATATAAAACTGAAGTTAATACAGGTAAAACAAATGTTAAAAATACTAATACTTCTGTTTACAGAACTATTAATACAGACACAGCAACAGTACAAGTTGATGGTGCACATTATGATAAAACTGGTATAAACACTATATCTTTAACAGTAGGAAATTCAATAATAACAGATGGTATATAAATAACAATGAAACATATTTTAGAATTATTACAACAAAAAATACATAAAATTATAGATTTAATAGACGTACCCCTTATGTTATTTGGTAGTTACACAATAGGACAATGGAAAGATTTAGCAGGACTTATTGGAATTGGAGTTACTGTAGCATATACCATTTGGAAATGGAGAAAAGAATGGAAAGAACTTAGAATTAAAAAGTAATGAAAAAATATACAATTGAGGAGTTACAAAAAGAATATGCTAGATTAGGATATTCTTGGTTTCCATTTCAAATAGT